CCTTGTGGGAAGTAATTACTTAAAAATGTATTAGAATTACCATCACCACCAGAACCTAATCCTACAGGTTGAGCGTTGTAATGAATAATATATTTGTAATTAGCATCAGGTGTAGGCGCTACATATACAGCCCCAGAAGTTGTTGTGCTAGCTCCTGTTGTTGCACCACCAAACATTGCATAATATTTAGGTAATCCTGTTACATCTTGAGCCGCTGCTCCTCCAGAAGTACCTGTTAGATTACCAACATACTCTGACATAAAAGTTTGATCACGTTTTTCTAACCATATTCCTTGACCATTAGTGTTTGCTGTTGATTCATATACTTCTATACCTCTAACAAATAATAATTTTATTGGCATTGTGATTGTATTAAAATCTGTTGCAAACTGAGCTTCATCTTGAAATCTGTCAGAATCCATAGGAAGATCTAAATTAATTCTATTTTGTGCAGCCATTATAAAACCGTCTAAAATAGTTGTAGTAAATACATTACTATCAACCTCAGTGTAATCTAAGAT